TAATCTACAAGTTGTGGCTCCGCGCGAGCCAACCTGGCGCCCGAAGACTAAGTGCCATGCGTGCTATCAGCAAGAGCTGAGGACCGGAAAGCGCTCAAGTGCTCCCCCGCCACGTATTAATACAAAACCGCGTGAGCAGAGTACGCTCGCGTCATTAATACTAGCGATTCCGCCCACCGCCGAGAGCTGAGTATGCACGTACGCCCCGTTGTTCCAGTACCGCCGATTAAGCGGTAATGGATAACCTGCCCATGCAGGTGGGCAGGTTAGTCGTCGTCAGTATCATCTGGAAAGTCTTCGTCGGAGTCTGGGTCTTTATTGTCTGGATCGGGTGAAGGCGTGAGAAGTTCATTCGTCGTCAAAAACGGATGATCTTTTTTAGATCCTGCCTTCGGCTGCATCCACTCAAGCCAAATTACGATAGTACCGTCTTTGAGAAACGTTTCTGTCTTCTTGACTACGACGACCTCTCCGGAGAGAGATCTGTCCATAATGTCCTTGAGGCGGTCCGACTCGTCGATATCTTCAAATATCGCAGTGCCGTGATCCATCGCAGTCATTTCTTTACCGATAGTCAAGCGCGCTGACTGGTACTCAAATGAATACTCTGTAGCATTAGCGACTTTGCCCGCCGTACCCGGTGCGACCGATTTGACGAGGCTCTCGAATTCAGAACCTCTAAGCAAGTCCGGTACTGCTTTTTCGTTACTAGCAATATCGGGTAGCGTCTGCGCGTATTGCAGCGCTTTGATAAAATCATCCATTACGCGGCTCCGCCATTAAAGTCTGCTAGCGCTTGTTGTTTCTCTACAGCTTTCTGAGTAGACCATCGGTCTTTTACAACAGCGTACATAACAGGGTCTTCCTGAGATAGTTGTGCAAGCATAGATTTTTGGGTGCTGGGGTCTGCAGCACCCATTTGTTGTACCATTTGTTCCGCGGCAGAAATAATAGCTTGCGGATTATAAGAAAGTCCTGATCCGGACTGGGACTCATTTTGCGCTTGTTGCGATAGCGAGTTCTGTATTTTGTTCATCTTCTTGGAGAGCTCCATTTGCATGCGAGCTTCGTCAAGAGATTCTTGTAGGCGCTTTTCACGTTCTTCGTTGATGTCCGAATCATTGAGATCAAGCATGGTGGTATTCGAAATCATGCCGCCTGTTGCTTGCTGTAACCCTAACAGGAACTGCTTTTGCACTGCGTCATCAACGAGCTTGAAAGGTAAGTACTCTGCTTCTACAGGTTTCCAACTTAGAATTTTACTGGATTGTTTTATGACCCATTCCAACTGTTCGTTGAGATGGGACGTGTACGTTTCGAGTTGGTTTTCCAGCATGCGCAAAGTTATGGACGAACCGGAGAACGATAGCCCGCCGTAAATGAATTCCTTGGGAATACCCATTGCCGCGATAATTTCCTCCTCGGCTTCCTTTATTTCGCCGAGGGTTAGCAGGGATCGGCCCTGGCCGCCCATCATGGTTACGCCCAGCGCTGCGGGCGCGAACATGATGTGCAGCGGATCGCGACGCCAGCGTTTGATGTTGGCCGTCATCTCTTGACGCCACTTCATCAAGTTGACCATCTGTGCTGGATCTGCTGCGCCGCTGATCGGTGCCGGATGCAAAACACGAAAAGGCAGTATGTGTTCGAACGCAATAGCCTCGTTCGCTTTACGCAAAATAGCCGTATAAAGAAATAGCTTGATTGTCGTTGTCAGTGGAGGGAAGCCCCACTGTGAAGAAATACCCGCAGGTGGGTGAATCTTCATGTGATAAACAGCACCGTCTGCGAACTCGAAGAGTTTATCGTCACGGATCGCCTTGAGAAACTCAATAGGCAGCGTGTTGATAATATGCGCATCGCCTTTTTCGACTTTGCTCTTTAGTTCCTGCGGGATGGTGTAGTAGTATACGGATTCGTTTGTGATGGGGTTGTGGTTGATATCCATCAACTTTGGGTCCCAACGAATTACGTTAATACGGTGCTCGTCACTTGCTTTCTCATCAAGAATTTCGCCTGTAGTCGTGGTATTGCACGCAGGGCAGCTGTATGAGAATGACAAAGTTTTCAGGTTGAACTTATACGTCGTCTTTTTGATGCCTGTGCGGGCATTGCACTCTTTGCAAATCAAAAAGCGATTAAACGGATGGTATACGGATGTAAATGAGTTTCCGTACAGGTGTAAATCCAAGCCGGATGCAATGGCTACGCTCTTTATACGGATGGACTTATTTAATACGCGTTCCCAGTTTTTCGTTAGCGCTTCGTCACTCGACTGAATCATCACTTTAGTGACAGGGTATTCGGCGAATTTCTTTAGAGCGGCAAAGATGTGTGCCGAGTTGTAATACAAATATTCGACCCAACGAAACAAGTCCTTCAGCTTACGTGGAGCGAAGCCTGTTACGAAATCGAACATCGGATTGGGATGACTGCCCCGACCCCGAGAACCCCCGGCGAGATCTAAAATTCCTGGATCACTTGTCGACATGCATTTTCCCCTGTAGGAGTACTCGGTGACCTACACACTAAAACTCGGCACAGTCTACGGTACTCCGGTATTTACTCTGCAATGCTGTGAAAGTGCAGTTAAAAACGTATATGGAGCATCATTTTCCGGAAAAGACAAACTCTGGCGATTCCCTGCATTCTTTCCAGTGCACCAGCTCGTTCTGTCGGACCTGCCGAAGATGGTGCCGGGACTGCAGTATGCTCCTGAAGTAGTTGAACATGTGCAAAAGCTTGCTGCGCCGGTTACCTTGCCTGATGATTTTAGTTTCTTAACGCAACCATACCAACACCAGCGGGACGGTGTGTTGCATTTGCTACAGCGCCCACGCGCCGCGTTGTTCTATTCACCGGGACTCGGTAAGTGCAAAATAACGGTGGATTTGCAGCGGATTACGCAAGACCGCATGCTGATACTATGCCCGCTTGTGATGCTTGGCACCTGGGCGGAAGAGTTCAAGAAACATGGCAACGTCGATGACGTTCTAATCATTGACGGTACCAAAAAACAAAAACAGAGCCGGCTTGAACAAGCACAGGCTAGGGCGCCTGTCGCCACAATCCTTACGTACAACGTAGCAACGCTGTACACAGACGACATACTGAAAATAGCATACTCCGCGATTATTGCGGATGAATCACACATGCTTAAGACGCCTTATTCGAAACGCACGCAAGCCTCTACGTCTCTAGCGCTGCGCGCATCACGTCGAGTACTGTTGTCAGGCACGCCGTCGCTAGGATCTCCCTTCGATTTATACGCACAGTTACGTTTTCTTGGTACGTATTTCTGCCCTGAGAACTGGTGGCACTTCAGGAAACACTTTGGGGTATTCCACCCAAGCGAAGAGGGTGAAGCCGTACCTAAAATACTGCTAGGGTTTAAGAATATGGACACGATGAATACTCGTGTCGGGCTCGTTAGTCTCAAGAAGACAAAAGAAGAATGCCTAGACTTGCCTGATCAGCTTATCTTGGACGAATACTTTGTCGTTACAAATCCTACCAAGCGCGCGTACAACACGCTCATATTAGACCACTGTCTAGGAGCGGGTGTTTCGGTACAAGAGAAAATACTTGCGGGTGAGCTGACGGTAAAAGACGGCCCTGTAATTGATCCGCACGTCATAGCTACAGAGCTCATCGTTAAGCTGAATAAGCTAGACCAGCTAGCAAGTAGCTTTGTTTATCAAGCTACTAAAAACCCATTACTCTGTGTTGGCTGCCCTAATGCTGCGAAATGTAGCGCAGACGATATATTGCCTTACACGCCTAAATGCACCGTGAGCCAGCGTGAACCCGCGTCCGTCGTTATGACGTATGCCGATAATTCACGGCTTGAACGTTGTGTAGGATTACTCGAAGCTATTCTAGAAGATCCCGCTAACAAAGTGATTATTTGGGCTAAATTCATGCCTGAATTGGATGCGCTCGAAGCTGCGATAAAGGAACTAGGAAGTCAGTACGTCCGCGTGCAGGGCGGGTTTACACGCGAGCAACTCACGCACGCGATGACTACCTTTAACAACGCTCCTGATTGTAGGGTGTATCTCGGTCAAGTAGCTACAGGGGTTGGTGTAACGCTCAATGCTGCAAACTACACAATTTATTACAATCTGCCTTGGAGTTTAGATCAGTACTTACAATCGCTAGATCGTAATTATCGTATTGGTCAAACCAAAAAGGTTACGGTGTATCGCCTACTGGGCCGAAACACATTAGACGTATCTAAAGCGGCAGCGCTAGATCAAAAGATAGACTTCAGTCAACTCGTAACCTCGAAGTCTGTATGCGCGACGTGCCCCGATTATCATATACGTTGCTCGAAATATAAAATTAAACTGTACGACGCGGAGTGTAAATACGACCGTGAGATGATGCGGCAAAAAGCTACTGTGGAGTTAATACCATGAAAGTTACATTAGAATTCGAAGAGAGTGATCTCAGGGAAATGCTTACGAGTTATTTCCGGGGCAATGGTTTTGCAGTCAAGAATCTTGACGAGGTGTGTGCCAAGTTTAAAGACGCTTACATTGACGGGTTGAAAGTCCAAGCTGAGATTATGGTAATGGACCCGCCGATACCGCAACTGAGCACAGTGGCGCCACCGCAGAATCTAGTCGAAGACGCTGTTGATGATGCGGGTGAACCAGACGACGTGGCTGAGGCTGCCGAGCCTATGTTGTCACTCAATGATTTAACAGACCCTTCGCCGCGTGGGCGGGTGGTCGGTATAGCCAATACAAAGAATGAATTTGCAGATCTCATCAACGCAAGTAAACGCATTGAACAAGAACGCCGGAGAACTTGATGCTTGATAGTATCGACAATGAAGAATTGATTAAGATCCCTGCTGTCGCAGAAGATGAACAATTCAAAGACAGGCTGCCGAAAGGCTATCTGTCGGTGTCACAAGTTACGCAATACATGAAATGCGGAGAAGCCTATTACTACCGCTACGTTATGGGCCGGCAAGTGCCGTCGAACGTATTTCAAGTACAGGGTCGCGGTGTACATAAAGCAGCTGAGAAGTTGCATCTGAGCATGATTCAGAATGAGCCTATTGGCGAAGCTGAGATGCTTCAGACATATTCCGATTTATATGATGACGAGATCAAAACCGCAGTCAGCGAACATAACGAGGACGACGCTGATGAAAAGGATGCGAACGATAAGGACATCGGCGTCCGTCTCACTAAAAAATATCACAAGGTTGCCCTAGGTAATGCCTGTGACGCTTCGGGCAAACCCGTGCCTGCGGTACAGCCCATAGCAGCAGAACGTGTTGTCCGCGTCAACATCATTACAGAAGAAAGCTTGGTCATTCCGTTTCTCGGAGTAATCGATCTAGAAGAACGTAATGCGATTGCTGACCTGAAGACAAAAAAGAAGGCCTCGTCACAGGCTGACACCGACAACAGCTTGCAGCTGAGTCTCTACGCGCACGTTACGGGAAAACCCCTAGTGCGTCTAGACCAACTAGTCAAGCCAACAAAGACCCTGCCTGTGCGTTTTATTCGAACGGAGTCGGTGCGTACAAAGAATGAAGTTCTGCATGCACTTGATGTAGTATCGCAGGTTGCACAGGACATTGCGTCGGGTCGCTTCAGAAAGACCAATCCTGAAAATTGGTGGTGCACGTCTAAATGGTGCCCCTACTGGAGCGATTGCCGCGGACGGAGGCGCTGAGTGGCTGACAACTATTGGGACAACTCGGGCGGACAGCCCAACCTATCACGCCTGCCTATCGAAGTACGCGAGGGAATGGCCCGGCCCATTCCGATGCGCGACGATGAAGTCTACGCAGCGGTCATGATTTTCAAACAGTCGCCGGGGCTCAACCACCCTAACGGGCGTTGCAATGTGGTTGCATATCGCACAACAAATAACGCAGTTGTGCCGATGGACAAGGGTATTCAGTTGGACTTTTCGGAGTTCTCCGGTAAGTTCCCGCTGGCCACCGTTGTGATTGATGTAAAGGGAGCCGAACCCTTTGTAGCGAATCTCTTGCGGGCCTACGCAGAACTCGGCGGTGACGTACAAGCTGCCGTTAAACGCGCAGGTATCGCACGCACGACCGCAGAACACACCGCTTACTTTGAAGAAAAAAGTAACGATTGAACTTGTTCATGTCGTAAGGCGTTATATATAAAAGGCGCCCTTAATACGGTAAAAGAGTATACACTTCTGCAACTCTAGCTCAGGAGGCTATATGCAGAAGTACGGCGTGGATGAGACACCTAGTTTAAACAGAAAATACGGCGAAACAGATCTTGACGTATGCCCGCTATGTGGGGCACGGTTACAAAAACATGGACATGTTGTTTTATGTCCAACACACGGATCAGAGCCTTTCGAACATGACGATAAGCAAACGTAGCAGTATTGTACGCTCCATTAGTGATTTAGTCACACAGCGTGCAAGCATCATACGTGCGTTGTACATCGTCAGCGTTGCAACGAATGGGCCGAGAGACGAAATACTAGCAGAGTTTCATCAAGCAGTCGGTGACGTACTTGAGGGGGTAGCGTTATCACAACTCGACCTAGCTTTCATCAACAAAATGAAAGTTAAAGAGGAGGCAGCTTGGTTAAGGGACCGCAACGAGTAGTTAGTTACGAATTCACGCACACTGCAAATGATCCAGCAACTGTCGTGTTTGTTTCGCCGTTCAGAACTTTCCTACAAGTAGTTGACGAGATTATTCGTTGGCTACAGCTTCCACATATTGTTTCTGCATTCGCTAGTATTGCTGCGTTTCTGCGCAGCCTGTTTACAAACTAGGGGTTTCACGAAATGCCAGCTAAAAAGCGTAACGTTACAATACCGTTCGAAGCAATTATTGCGGATACGGACTTCAACGGTCGGGTTGAATACCCAGATATCGATGCCCTGAAACAGTCCATTATGGACGACGGGCTGCTGCAGCCAATCGGAGTATCGCAGAAGAATTCCGGTTCCGATACAGATGGACAGAAATTCTTCCTTGTATACGGCTTTCGCCGCTACTTCGCCATATCCAAGATTCGTGATGAACTTGGACCTGACGCGTACGCGACGATCGATGCAGTGCTCAATGAGGGAAACCTGGAGGAACTCCGGGTACGAAATCTCAAAGAGAATATCGAACGTAAGGCTCTGACCACTTTCGAAATTGCCCAACAGGTCAAGCGCTTGGTGCTTGCAGGCCTGGAACAGCGTGAGATTGCAACGCGGTTGGGACGCAACCAGTCGTGGGTAAGCTACCACCACAAGGTTGCGACGCAACTTTCTACACAAGCCCAGCAAGCTTTAAAAGCTGGAGATATCACGCTAGAGCAAGCGCTACACATCGCCGATGTGCCTGAAGAACAACAGAACGCGTTGGTGACCCAGGTACTTAGCGCGGATACGCGTGCAGATGCGCGCAAGTTACTGAAGGAAGCCGCAAGCGGAAGCGGCAAGCGTCGTAAATATGCCAATAAAGGACGACCTACGTCACGTAACCTGATGCAGTGGGTGAGTGACGCGTCATTCGAAGCTGAGTCGCGTATCAATGACAAACACGACAAGGCCTTCTACAACGGTGTCGCGGCAGGTATGCGGGTAGCGCTGGGTGACCTCGAACTCAAAGAGCTCAAGGCTGTGGATAAGTATTCCGACGTAAACTACCACGCGAAGGACAATAAAACGGAGGACGAACCGGAGTTGGTGAGTGTAGATCCAGGAGACGACGAAGATGTGGCGACGGCTGAGGCCGATGCGGCGCCTGTTAAAAAGAAGCGCGGACGTCCCAAGAAAATTGTGACGGCTTCGAACACTCTCTAATTCATGCGTGCTGCGGCGCTGCGCAATTTAGTAATTGCGGTCTCGCGCAGTTGCCGTACCCGCTCTCCTGTTATTTCTAATATACGCCCTATCTGCTTTAGCGTTTTAGGGCCTGTGTGAATACCGAATGACGCTTTAATGATGTACGTCTCACGTATAGATAAATTTGTAATGTCGAAAAGTTTTAGCAGACTTTGCTGCATCTCAATGGTTACCGCGTAACCATCTATACTAGAGTCTTCATCACTGATAGTGTTTTCGGTGTATTCCGTCGTATTAGGACTGCGTATACCCTTCGCCATTGCGTGCGTAGGTACGTGTACGAGTCCTAGACGGCGGCCTTCTTCACGCATTTCGTGGCGTACCCACCAACTGGCGTATGTCAGAAACCGAGTGCCTGCCTCAGGTTTAAATTTAGTCAGCGCGCGAATTAATCCAATATTGCCCGCAGCTATCAAGTCTTCTAAGGTCTGTCGTTCCATATGGCTGCGTGGATGCTTGCGGGCTTCGGATATAACGTAACGTAGTGCGCCTTTGACTATTAAATCTTTTGCTTTTGCGTCTTTGGTGTTCTGATAGCGTCGGATGAGTTCTCGCTCGTTCTCGGCGGTTAGCATACTCGTTGCTTCAACTTCTTTATAATAACGAGCAAGCGAATCGTTGGACGGTTTTGAACTCATGTTTCTCTCTCAGCTATTGTGCTGCTACACAGTTTGGGGTAGCTTACCAGTTCGTCAAACAGCCTCAGAGGGCATCCAGCATGAGCAACGAAATTCAGAAGTATGATGACACAATCAACAGCGTATCGACACTACTCAAAGCCTATGCAGACACCGTTTCCGATACAGCACTAGGTCTGAAGATTCAAGAATTGTCAGAGCAGACAATCACGACAGTGAAAGGGATCGAAGGTCCCCAGCGTTCCCGGATCACGCAGTTGATGTTGAAACAGAATATGTCGAATTCGTCGATGATACCATCGAACACTGCCGCCGGGCAATTGTATACGTCCAAGAGTGATCATATTGGGGATAACCTCGAATTTATCCCGATTTTCACACACAACATGCGCACCAAGTGGGGCGATGATAAAGTAGAATGTCGCTCACTCGATGCGATTACAGGCTCGAAGTACGGCGAATGCGCCAAGTGTCCTTACGGACGTTACGTCCCAGATGAACGCCCTGATTGCAGCAAAGGCCTGAGCTATTACGTAATGGCCAGCGATTTGTCTGCGTTGTACAAAATCGACTTTATTAAGACGAGCGCCAAAGCAGGTCGCTCTATAAGTCAACTAGCGTCACCGCCGCATCTGTGGACACGCTCGTTTATTCTGTCGTCTGAGCGCGTCGTACAGCCCAAGGTCAATTACTTCATACTCAAAGTAGCAGTGACAAATCACCGCACTTCACCGGAAGTTGCCAAGGTTTGCGACATGCTATTTGAATTCTTTCAGAATAGCTACCGAAAGGCCGTGCTTATGCAGGCCGAATATAGCCGTATGGGCACTACCGGCGGTGGCGGCGGTGGCGGCGGCGGCGGCGGTGCCGGCGGCGTGATCCCCGCTGAGGGCGAAGAAGTCCCACAAGAGATCAATTTCCGCGATTCCGTTTGAGTGATTAGCAGCGCAGTATCTGAGAGATATTGCGCTGCTTTTTTAGGTGCCCATGTCAAAAGCTTTGCCTTTGTTGAAATACGCCGCGTGGTCGCCTTCAAAAGCTTCTCTCGCAGGTACTTGTCCTCTAGCGTTTAAATACCGCTATATCGATAAAATACCTACCGGCGACAAAGGTACTGCTGCCAAGGTGGGAGTAACCGTGCATAGAGCACAGGAGTTACTCCTACAAGGACAGTCGATCCAAGACTGTCTCGATAACGCTATTGCTGAATCAGAAGCCGAGCTCACGTACAATGATCAAGAGAAAGTGCGCTCCTTCGCACAGAACATGTTGGAATTCCAGAAACGCATAAATAAATTCACAGTGAATAATCCTGTGAGACAAACGCTACTGGAATCCAAATGGGCTGTCACCGCAGGGTTTAAATCTTGCGAGTTCTTTGACAAGGACGGTATCATTCGCGGCATCGTGGATATGTCCTTGGTCTTGGAGAGTGACTATGTTATCGTCTTCGACCATAAGTCTGGAAGAGTCCGCCCCGCGTCTTACTATAAGACGCAACTAGACTTCTACACGGTTATGGCGCTCGCAGTTTTTCCTCATTTAAAAGGGGTTCAATGCGCCCTACACTACGTAGCACACGGTAAACTTGAATGGGGAAGTCCCGTTGCGCCTCAGTATATACGTGAGGTATTGCAGCCGTGGTTGCTTGGCTATTTGAATAAAAAAGCTGAGCGGGTAGACGCAGCTATTGCAACGCCGGGGGCGCATTGCAAGTGGTGCGATTTCCGTGAAATTTGTACGTTCCGGGGGATTGATGGCGAAGCAAGAAAAGGGGCCGAAAACACCTAAGTTTGATCCGACTGAGCTTCGTAAGCTTTGGAAGCAACCTACCGAGAACTGGATGACACTACTGAATACAGTAGGTGCCCAGCAGGTAAAGCCCGCAGGGCATACGATCAAGCTCCAGTGCCCGTACCATCCGGATACTAACCCGTCGGGTACGTTGAATATATATAAGGGTCACTTCAAGTGTTTTGCATGCAACACTTATATTACTGACCCTATCAAGTTTGCCAGTAAGTATATTCCAGGCAGCTATATGGATGTGGCGCGGATGTTCCGCGACCATTTCAAAATTGAGAAGCTTGATCTCAAGAAATTAGACGCGACCGAGTTAGAACAACACCGCATGAAGCTATTGAGCGAGGTGTTTCATCGCTATTTATGCAACGTGTGGGTTGCTGATAAAGCGCCGCAGTCGGCCGTATCTACTGTCACTTGGTTAAAAAACCGAGGCCTTACGTCAGTAGATATGCTGGGCTGTATCGGCATGTTGCCAACATCGGTTGATCTCCAAAAATTGTGCGCGCAGGCAGGCGCCAATGAAGACGATATTCTCTGGTGTATGCGTCTCGTCGGCGACTACCTAAACGTCACCTACATGAATTGCGTCGTATATGCGTACGGTTTGTCTCCCGACAAATTGACTGCGTTTAAATTGCGCATACCCGGACCGGATAAAGAGTCCGTACGGTTTATAAAGGCTGTGGATACTGCGGAGCTAGGTGCATTTGGATTAAATGTGTCGGCTTTTTATAAGCACTATTCGAGTGAAAAAGTTACGCGCTTTACGGCTGTAGAAGGAGAGCACGACGCGCTTGCAATTATTCAGGGCATGTTGACGCACTGTGCTGATGTAGATGAAGTGATCATAGCGCTCGGCGGTGCAGGCCATAGCGGCGTAGACTTTATGACTGATCTCGGATTTAGCGAGTGCCGGTTAATCGGAGATGACGATGCGGCGGGCGATCTCTACCCTACGAGTGTTTTGCCGAAAACACGCGATATTGCTATTCAAGTATTTAAATGGCCACAACGTATACGCAACCACGTACCGGGTAAAATAGACCCCGATGAAGCTATAAAGATTCACGGTTTTGATGTTGTATACCGTGAATTCTGTAATCCGAAGAATTACGAATTCGCAACACGTTGGTGCGCAGATCGCGCGAAGCTAAAAATAGCCGTTATTCATCCCGACAATGTTATCGGTTTACAGGAAGTAGCTACTGAATTTACGGGCTACTTAAAAAATGACACAGAGCGGCAGGTATTCGCTGAGGAATTCAACAAAATATGCCCGAGTCTTCCTGCTAGTGAAATACTCCGGCATACGCGTCTTAAAGACGACTCATCCCTGGGTTTTGTAGAGAAGATAAAAGATTGGATGGGGGAGACATACCAAACCACTACGTGGGACAGCCATACAGGTGTACTCAAACTGTGGAACAAGAAACTAAAGCAGTATTTATATGTACAGGTCAATAAAGACTCTGCAATGACGCAGTTTGCCCGGTATACGAGCAAAGGCAGTATGTACTATTGGGCACGTGACGAGATCGGATTACCTTCGTATTTCCCCGACGTAGAAGCCCCTGATGCAGGCCAGACTGCCCTGGATAAAACTGAAGACATGATCGAGGACGCGGTGCAGCGCGCGTACCGCATGCTTTCTGCTGAATCGGTAGATGAAGCCAAAACCCGCGTCAAAGGGCAAGGCATTCACCTTGATCATACGCAGAATGGTGCCCCGGGCTATTTCATAAATGGCAACAGTATTTACAAGCTAAAATGGTCACCTGATTTTAGTAAATTAGCCGCTGTCACGGAATTAGAGGGACCGTTTGATAACGGGCAAGTGTTTGACCTAGAGCATCGCTATAACCTCATTGATGACATGCGTATAGGTTGGACGGAACTCATTAAATCACCGAAGGACTTAATGCAGCGGCCGGTGTACAGCCCCTTTGAGTGTTTTCAGAAAGTACACAAGCTCATTAATCTCGGCTTTGAATTCAAAAATCAAGAGGTTGACGCGCTATACTGTGCTGGCCTGGTTTTTTATAACTATTTGTATGACGTAATGCCTATGCGGAGAATGCTTACGCATTTCTACGCGCAGTTCGAATCGGGAAAGACGACACTTCTTTCGGTAACCTCCAACCACCCACAGTTACGAGAGTTTTCGCTATGTGACCATGCGCTAGCTCTCGATACATTCACACAAGCTGCGTTCTACCAGACATTCACAAATACAAGACTTGTTGCCGTTTTGGATGAAATGAATGATCCGGATGATGGCTCGATAGAATCCCGTAATCGAAAACTGTTCTATCAACGTACACGGTCGTTAGCCACGAGTGGTTCGACTACCCTCAACCAGGGAACGGTGGATGGCAAGGGTCGATCTTTCAATATCGCTAATACTGTGATTACTGCGAGCGGCACTCCTATTCACGATCCCATGGATGAGAGCCGTTTTAACACGGTTAACCTAAAAAAGAACGCCAACCGAAATAACGTGCGCCTGTTGCTACGTGCCGCGTTTACCGCTACGGAGATACAAGACCTTCGTCTGAGCATATTGATTAACGCAATAACGTTAGCGCCTAACGTAGCGACGCAGTACGCGTATTTATACGATCGTTACGGCAGTCGCCGTGAAGCGGATGCTAAAGGCACGACTACGATACAGAACGTGGATCGGTTTACTGAGAATCTCATGCCGATGGCGGCTATTCTCAATGTGTTTGGTCAAGACGGTCAAAAGTTCATTGATAAGTACCGCGATACGCGCAAGCAGCAGGTCTACGAGCGTGCGCACAGCACGCCTGGCCATGCGCTCATAGATACCATCCTTACGTCTAGTATTCCTTCGCGCGAAGAAGAGAATCAAATGACGACTATCAAGGCATTACTCTTACACCCGCACGACCGTGAGAAGATAAATAACACAAAGGTTGGTGTTTATTATGATGACGCGTGTAAATGCCTTGGTGTAGTCTGGTCTGAAGTAAGGCTAAATCTACTAAAGAATCAGTACAAAACAAGAACGCCCTACGCGCTTAAGTCTGAAGCTGAGACGGTCAGTGATTGGATTGTGAGTAAGCCTGAAGCCGACAAACTCGGCATTATACGTCGACTCATGGCCAAAGGCATGACGAGTTCTTCAGATGTCTATAGCATTATCACCGTACAGTCGCTGATTGCGCGTCACGAAGAAGCAGTAGGCGCAGATCAAAAAGAAGAGGATGCTAGAGTCGCTGCACTTAATCCGCCCAAGGAGATATCGTTCCGTGAAGCTCCGGCAAGTGCGGTAGATCCAATGGAAGGGCTAGGTTGATGACTGACCCCGTAAGTAAGGGACAGATTTGCAAAGGCTGTCCGAGATACGAAAACCGCCGTTGCGGTAGTGGTGATAAAAGCGGGCATGTTCAAGTCCTATTTATCGCGGAACAACCTGACGACATATCGGCGAGCACCGGGACGGCAGGTACTCCGTTTAGGGGACACGGCGGCAAGGTTGTACGTTCGGCGTTAGACTTTTTGACGCGCAAATATCCCAAATACGCGCCTATTACTTATGCGTTTACTTATGCGGCGCAATGCGTATCCCTGGACGACAGCGCGCCCAATAAAGAAGTACTGCATCACTGCCAGCCTAATGTGCAGAGCGTGATCAAGCAGTTCGAGCCTAAAGTCATTGTGGCGATGGGTGCGACGGCTTTACGCCAGCTGGGTGCTAAGCAGCAATATAGTGATTCGCGCAACAAGTTTCTCAAGCACTACAGCTACGAAGCCCCTATCTATGTATCTTTCAGTGAAAAAGCACTGTTAGCGGCACCAGGCGTCTTCGAAACATTCAAGCTCAATTTAACCAATATATTTGATCGTGTCCTAAATGCTAGCGTGCCGCAACTTAGCCTAGATGAATTGGCTAAGTGTTATCTGGTGCCTAAAACTATGGACGAGGCCTTAGAGGCCTGTGACATGATTATGCGTTACACAAGCGGCAACTTAAGCGCGGCGGATTCACACATATCCGTGGATACCGAGACAAATACGCTATACGCCGAAAAGGCTACCTCTAAGATCATCGCATTTTGTTTCGGGTATGATGACGGCAAGGCAGCCACATTACTGTACGACCACCCCAACGCCGGCGCGGAATATCTCCGTAGGCTCCCGGAGCTTACTGCTAAAATCAAAGAACTACTTGCGTGCCGTAAACCCAAGATATTCCATAACGCCAAATTCGATTTGAAGTTCATAGAGCTCAAGTACGGCATGCCTGTGAACGAAGTGTTTTGGGACACGCTCCTGGGAGAGCATTTGCTCGATGAAGACAAGAAGGGCAATTATGGCCTGAAAGTCCTCACAGCAAATCATATACCCCAATACGGAGGTTACGAGGATAAACTCTATGATCTTCTAGAAGAGAACGAAATCGTCTCTAAAGCAGATGAAGCGGGCAAAGAGCTAGAAGACCTACGCAAGATTATTGCGACGGAACATCCTGGCTTTCTCAAACAACTCGAAGAATACAAAGATGCTCTCGTCATTTACGAGGTTGAGAAAGTTAAATACGACGCAGCTATGCGCGAACACGCCCTGGCCGTCGAAGACTATCACTTCTGCAAAGACTATCTAGCGGGGCAGCAAGCTGCTTGGGCTGTCGCTATAGCTAGCTGGGAGAAAGGTAAACGCGGGCGGCCCAAGAAGCCCGTCAAGTGGTTTACTAAGCCGGAAAAACCTGAGACGCTGAAAGAGCCGAAGCACCCTAAAGATCCGCGTACCAAGAAAGAGCAGCAAATTAGCAAAGACGCGGGCTTTGAAAATATTCCCGTACATGACCTGCAAATCTACGGCGCAGTCGATGGTGACGTAACACGCCAACTTGCTAATATACAGCTTCGACGTATTTTCGTTGAGCGGTCTAAAGTACGTCCCCTAATGCGTACGCATGCTATTCCGGCGTCTCGCGTATTGGGCCGTATGGAATACGAAGGCATGCGCGTTGATCAGGCGTATATCGGCGTACTCGAAGAAGCGCTTTCGATTGTCGTTCACGATACCGAGCAAGAACTCCACCAAATGGTGGCTGCTACAAAGCCGCCGGGGCTCAAGTCGTTTAGCCTCAATGGCGCGCAGACGCTGGGCAATGTCTTGTACAACTGGGGCTGGGTACACCCCAACGGCAATAAACAAGGCGCCTACGAAGTTCGTGCTGTCACTAAGACAAACCAGCCGAGCACTTCTGAGAAAGTGCTGCGACAGTTTGTCAGCTACGAAGACGATAAAAAGACCATCCCTACAGAGTCCGCGTACTTTATCGAGCGGCTATTGCGTTACCGCAAGGCAAGCAAGGCTCGCAATACATTTTTAGCGAATGTCCGTGCACTATCTAAGCGCGACGGGTTTCTGCATACGCAATTTCATCTGAACGGAACGGGGACGGGAAGGCTCAGTTCCAGTGACATGAACATGCAGAATGTTCCCAAGTACCTCGCGGGGTGGAACCTCAAGAAGCTGTTCATACCGGACTCCAATGAATATTTCATCGTCAACGTCGACTACAAGGGCGCAGAGGTTCGCGTCTTTACAGCCTACGCACGCGACGAAGCGCTGATCAAAGCCCTCAATGAAGGCCTAGATATGCACAGCTTTTTCGCTGCGCAGGTATTCAAGCGTCCTTACGAGATGTACGCGCGCCGAGATGATGCGACGTTCATACCCGACAAAAACCTGCGCCGCCTGCTGGATGTAGAGCGCTCCAATATCAAACGCGTGGTATTCGGAATTCTCTACGGAGCAGGCCCAGAGAAAATCTCGGAGACCATTGGCGTCAGCGTAGAGGAAGCTAAGGCGCTTATCGGGCTGCTCTATCAGATGTTTCCTGAGATTCAGAAATACGCTGAAATCGTCGAGCTGGAAGTTGCGAAGAACCATTTCGTAGACACCCACTTCGGACGCCGTAGACGGTTCCCGCTTGCTGCTATCGCGCGACACGCCGGCCGCGCTAAGCGTCAGGGTCGCAACTTCAAAATACAATCTACAAGCTCTGATATCGTACTTGGACAGCTCATCGAAATGGACGCGCCCTTGCGTTCTGAATTCGGTGGGCGCATGTTGCTTACCGTGCATGATTCGCTGGTATTCCAATTCCCGAAGAAGTACATTCACCAGCTAAAGCCGTTTGTTAAAGAGTATGCAGAGGCGCGCGTAACCAAGAAGTATCCGTGGTTACCTGTACCTTTCGCAGCTGACGTAGAAGTCGGTGACAATTACGGTGAGTGTCAGTCCATCGAGAAGTACCTAGCACAGCACCCTATTATCCTTCAGGAAGAAGGGATTGTAGAAGAACATGAGCTCCTCACAGAACTCCGACTTGACGCATTTGAAGCAGCTTGAAACGAAGACATTCGATAAGTACGGAATGACGTTTATGTACCACGTGTCGACAACGCATGTCGACGAGTGGGTTTCGCATATTGTTACAGATACTGAAGGTAAACCCGCACGACAAGAGTGGAAGCAAACGGGTGAGGTACTTAAAGTCAGCGAAGTAATCGACGCTGTACTAAAGGACGACGGGCGTTGCCAGATAGCCCGACCTATCTTCTTGTACTCGACAGCGGATGGGCCTTTGCTGGCCATCGCGCTGAAAAACAGCCAGGAATACGTCGAACTGCTAGATCCCTGCATTGTTGTCTACGACGGCAAGAGCCAGTTAAATCTCGTGCCTATTTTCGGAGTCAGTCGCATATTAACCGTAGCACGGACGGCTATACGCTCGTGGCAGGCTCCGAACGAATTGCTGCTCGCAGCATACCCTAAATTTCTAATCCAGAATCGCATGTACAAGTATCAACTACGTCCTCTTGTACCCTTCGTTACTACGCCTGAATTGACCAACGACGGCACGTAAAACATACACATTTCTGGTACAAGTAGATAGAGCAGCAACTCTAGATTATCCCTGTTTCCTCCTAGTTACAGGTACTCGTTACAATGCCTGCACGGGCCGCGGGTTCCTAACCTGTTCCCCCCGCGCGTGAGGTAGGTGTGGCCAGGCACCGAATAATCTGTTGAGTTGCTGCTCGTCTCTAAGCCCCGTTGTACGTAAACATCGGGTCCATCGACATAAACTTGGCAGCCATCCAGCCGAATATTTGGCCATGCAGACAGTCGTCGGGTTGTGACGGTGCATGCCGCCACACCTTACGGCCCTGTAGCGTGACCTCTTCGTATTCATTTAGCAGGTCTTTAATCGGAATCTGCATGCTGCGTATATTGGGAAATATAACGCCTCGACGTTTCAAATACATAAAATAATGGTCGATCATGGTCGTACGTTCAGCCATAAATCGATCTGTTCTATTCCAATAGAACGGGCGTGAATTACCTCCACCGCCGCCACTTGCGGTACCGCGATACTGCACTTGCATAGCACGATGAGGACCGAGACGTTCGCGCAAATTGGAGTTAGCTAATGCGCCCTCGCCGGCGTCTCCAATAATAAGGGATACGTTGAATCGATTGCAGATATCGACAATGTGATCTATGACGCCGCCGGATATAGGGTTTGTTTCCGGATATATCTTGAAATACAGAGTACGCAGTTTGAAATTGTGTTCGGTGGTCCCGCTGGTGACACCCCATACCCACAGCACCGTGCGGGACGTGGCGTTCTGTCCTCCTCCAGACCAATCAACGCCAGCCACGACACTGCGGACATCCGACATGAGTAAATTGTGCGTGGGGTATTCTTGGACTTCGTATTCCTCACACATGCTCTCTAGTTCTTCTTTAGACAATAGGCGCGTGCCGATAGCATCCGATGTGCCCATTACCTCGTTCTTGAACTTGGAGGGTGGGTAAACGCTGTGCTTATCGAGAATACGTTTCCAGCGACTATAAGCAACATCCTGGTTCTTTTGATCTGAAGGCATCGAAACAGGTACGTTTT